GCGATCTGGATATCAAACGTGCATTGACTGCGTATCTTGACAACGACAAAGACTATGCGGAAGAGGACGACGAAGAAGACGAAGACGAAGAGTACGAAGACGAAGACTGGGAAAACTAATGTGGTATAGTCGTGTGGTCGCTGACCTCGGCAATATTCCAGATTTTATAGCACACTACGAGCGTGAGCTTGAGGACGCTAAAAAAGAATGTAAAATTAGCGGCTTAATCGAGCGACATTTAAAAGAATTGCCAGGAGCAACCGAACAAAGATTTTATCAGTTGCAAGAAATTGAAGCAGTATTGAGTTACCTCAACATTCAATTGCGTAAAATTCGCCGCCGCCACTTTCAAAAATATCTTGAAGCATACGCACGAGCTCTTACCAGCCGCGACGCTGAAAAATATGTGGATGGTGAAGACGAAGTTGTTGACTTTGAAACAATCATCAACGAAGTGGCATTGTTGCGTAACAAATGGTTAGGTATCATGAAGGGACTTGAAGCCAAACAGTGGCAAATGGGGCATATTGTTCGGCTGCGAACAGCCGGCATGGAAGATATCACAGTTTAAGGAAAATATGAGTTATTTGTTTACAAGCGAGTCAGTAAGTGAAGGACACCCTGACAAAGTGGCCGACGCCATCAGCGACGCTGTTCTTGACATTGTGATGAGCAAGCAAGATCCTGCACTACGCTGTGCATGCGAAACCTTGGTCACAACCAATCGTGTTGTGGTTGCTGGCGAGTACAAAGGTGTTTTGCACAACGAAGAAGTTGAAAGTGCTGTTCGCAAAACCATCAAAAATATCGGGTATGAGCAGTCAGGCTTTAACTGGAACACAGTGGAGATAACCAATCTATTGCATGGACAATCAGCAGACATTGCTCTAGGCACAGACACATTTGGTGCAGGCGACCAAGGTTTGATGTTTGGTCATGCCTGTAACGAAACTGACACATACATGCCCAGTGCTATATACTGGAGTAACAGAATTGTGGAAACACTCACACGAGTACGCAAGAGCATGGCTTTGCCTTGGTTGGGTCCTGATGCCAAGAGCCAAGTCACATTTGAGTACGATGACAACAATCAACCTGTGCGAATTGCCAAAGTGGTATGTAGTACACAACACCACGAGGACACGGACATTGCACATGTGAGAGTTGCAGTTGAATCCGTGATCCGAAGCGTTTTGCCCGAAAAGTATGTAGACAACCGCACTGAATTTTATATCAATCCCACAGGACGTTTTGTGATTGGTGGTCCCGATGGAGACACTGGGCTTACGGGTCGCAAGATCATTGTGGACACTTATGGTGGTTATGCCCCGCATGGTGGCGGTGCATTTTCTGGCAAAGATCCCACCAAGGTTGATCGCAGTGCTGCATACATGATGCGTTACATTGCCAAGAACATTGTGGCAACTGGAAGAGCTCCGTGGGCCACTTGCCAAATCAGTTATGCTATTGGCATGGCAGAACCCATGAGCTTTTATGTAGAGTGTGAAGACAAGGCCCTGGCCAGAGACTTGACACTGTTAATACCACGAGTGGTTGATCTAACACCCATGGGCATTATCAAACACTTTGACTTGTTCCGACCCATCTACAGTTCTACCACCAACTACGGGCACTTTGGTAAGGCAGATTTGCCTTGGGAAAAGATAGACCTGTTCTAAACTGTCCGTAAATACAGTATGAAAATTGTACTTGTAACCGGCGGCTTTGACCCCATTCATTCTGGACACATTGCTTATTTCAAGGCAGCTCGATCTTTGGGCAACATGCTGTTGGTGGGACTCAACAGCGATGAATGGCTTGTTCGCAAAAAAGGTCGAGCATTTATGCCCTGGAAAGAGCGTTTGTGCGTGGTCAACAATCTTGCAGTGGTAGACGAAGTTTACACATTTGACGATGAAGACGGTTCTGCCAAACACTTTATACAACAGGTCAGGGCACATTATCCCGATGCTGAACTGATATTTGCCAATGGCGGAGATCGCACAGCAAAAAACATTCCCGAGATGGATGTTGAAGATCCCCGCATTGAGTTTGTGTTTGGTGTAGGCGGCGAGGATAAGAAAAACTCCAGCAGTTGGATTCTCGAAGAATGGAAAGCACCCAAAACTGATCGCGCCTGGGGATACTATCGTGTGCTGCATGAAGTTGGCGCTGCGACCAAACTCAAAGAACTCACTGTAAATCCCAAGACTTGTCTCAGTATGCAACGGCACGATCATCGCGCTGAATTTTGGTTCGTGGCTGAAGGTGAAGCCACAGTGTATACCGTGGATAAAAAATCAACAGACACAGACTTAAAATGTTCAATGACTGTGCATCAGCATACTTGGATTTCAGTAAATGAGTGGCATCAACTGTGCAACGAAACTGATCAGCCGCTGAAACTGATTGAAATACAGTTCGGCGAATCTTGTGTGGAAGAGGACATTGAACGACGATGAAAGCCATACCAGTTTATATTGGCTACGATCCTCGTGAGGCCATTGCCTATCATACCTGTGTCAACAGCATCATAAGAAACGCCAGTCAGCCAGTGGCCATCATACCTGTGGCCTTGAATTTGTTTGGCGACTACAGCGAAACTCACACCGATGGCAGCAACCACTTTATCTACACTAGATTTCTTGTTCCTTATCTTCAAGAATACACAGGTCATGCCATATTCATCGACGGCGACATGATTGTGCGTGGTGACATTGTGGAACTTTGGAACTTGCGTGACTTATACAAGGATGTTCAAGTAGTCAAACATGACTACAAAACTCGAATGCCTGTGAAATATCTAGGTTCAAAGAACGAAGACTACCCTAGAAAAAATTGGAGCAGTGTGATTCTATGGAACTGCAATAGCTACCCAAATCGAAAACTTACTCCAGAATTTGTTCAACGAGCCACAGGTGCTGAACTTCATCGATTCTCGTGGCTGGATGATGATCGCATAGGCGAACTACCGAAGGAATGGAATTGGTTGCCCGATGAATACGGGCCAAACTCCGACGCCAAGCTCTTGCACTATACCTTGGGCACTCCATGTTTTCATGAGTTTGCTGACACTCCAATGGGTGATGAATGGCACCGTGAGCGCATGCTCACCGAGTATTGTTTGCAACACAACGCTCAATGACCGACTGGATTTTTCTCAGTAAAAATTCTGAGGATGAATACATCAACATGTTTGCTCGCGGCAGCGGTGCAGAACCAGTTGCAGATTTTGATTACGGTTCAAGCAATCAGCCCATAGTTCTACGAGGCATACTCAAACACAAAATAATGAAACAGTGTTGGGCCGATGGTAGAGATTTCTATTATGTTGATTCAGGATACTTTGGTAACAATCCCAATCCATTAAATCCCCAAGGATGGAAAGTGTGGCATAGGATTGTGAAAAACAATCTACAACATGGAAACATTGTTTCGCGACCCGACGATAGATGGAAACGGTTCAATATTGATCTACAGAAAAAACGCACAGGCTCAAAAATCATTGTGGCTGCACCTGATGAAAAACCCTGCAAGTTCTATGGCATAGATCAACAACAGTGGATCACTGATACTGTAAACACCATTAAAAAATACTCAGATCGTCCCGTGGTAGTTAGACAACGATCGCCCAACAGAATAGATCGAATACAAAGTGATCCACTCGGCAAAGTATTGCTGGATGATATACATGCCTTGGTCACTTTCAACAGTGTGGCTGCTGTGGAAAGTGTGTTACTGGGTGTGCCAGCATTTGCACTATCGCCCAGCCATGCTGCGGCACCGGTGGCTAATCGGGACCTAAGTCTAATAGAAACTCCGTATTGGCCAGATCAGGATAAATTATATGCATGGGCTTGCCATTTGGCCTATGGACAGTTTCATGTCTCAGAACTACAAAATGGCACTGCTTATAGGATATTGAATGCTGGTTAAAGTCTTTTTAGAAACTGCAGGGAACTTTGAAGAACGAGAAATTCTAACCAAGTTCTACAACGGCATTGTCAACGCTGCCAACAGCAATACACAAGCCTCCTTGGATCTGTATAATTCATATAGCCCATGCGACGTGGGAGTTATACTGGGCAGCTGGAAACCGCGAGATAAAAATCATCACAATGTGCGCAACGACATTGTGGAAAATGTCTCAACGTTTATTGTGATTGAAACTCCGTTGCTTGGCAGAGTGGTCAATCAACAAAACACTCAACATAGAATTGGTATCAACGGGTTTTTAAATCAAAGCGGAATATTCAATCATGGCAACCACAAAGACAGCAGAGTAAAAAAACTTGGAATTGAGTGGAACGGATGGAAGCATGATCCCAACGGACATATTCTGCTCATGCTGCAATTACCTGGCGATGCAAGTCTACGCGGAATTAACTTGTATGAATGGGTTGATTACGCGATTAACAAAATTAGATTGGCGACTGATCGCCCCATTGTGATTAGAACGCATCCGGCACACGGTATCAAAAGTTCAGACGAATTTCATAGTCTCGTGTCGTCGGTCGCGCTGTCAAATTTAAAATCTAATGTATCTTTCAGCATAGGCAGACACAAGTCGTTTGAGGATGATATATCAGGAGCATATTGTTCAGTGGCCTACTCCAGCGGCAGCAGTATTGACAGCGTATTGCATGGCATACCCACTGTGGCTGTTGATCCTGGAAATTTTGCATGGGACATATCAACCAACTATTTGGATGAAATTGAAACTGTCAAACTGGCCACACAAGATGAAATCAATCAGTGGTTAAACAATTTGAGCTACAGTCAATGGTCTCCCGAGGAAATGTACGACGGAACAGCATGGAAGCATCTAGCATCATTGATACGACGAATTACCAATAATAAAAAATGAAAGTGGCTGTTTATCACCGCAGTGTGCCCAATGCAAAAAACCAGGAAAAGATTGATGTGTTACGATATTTTGCCCTGGGAGTTCAATGCAGTGAAGATCAACTGATTGATGTACAAGATTACAGTTATCAGGCATCGCAGGTGGGAGTCATACAGGGTTGGATTGGACCTGCAAAAGTCACAAGTCAACACCAACAACTGAGAAACACTGTCATAAACACCCAGATACAATCCAACAAGTATGTTGTGGCCATTGACAGTAATTTGTTCTTGTACACCACACCTGGAAACCCCGACCACTATCTTCGATACAGTTTTAATGGTGTATTCCCCAACACCGGCATCTACTGTGACACCACGGTGGATCCTGTAAGATGGCAAAAAATCAGTTCACGATTAAACATCAAACTAAAAGATTATAGAACACAAGGCAATCATATCTTGTTGTGTCTTCAACGCAATGGTGGATGGAGCATGGGAAATTATGATGTAGTTACCTGGGCACACAGTACCATTGCTGAACTTAGAAAGCATACCAACAGGCCCATTGTGGTTCGTGCGCATCCAGGAGACAAAGCAGCCAGAGTGTATGTGAACAGTATCACAGGGCCCGGTGTAACAATCAGTAGAAATGTTGATCTTGCGGATGATTTAAAAAGTTGTTGGGCAGTGGTCAACCACAATTCCAGCCCAGCGGTGGGCGCAGCCATTGAAGGTTACCCAATTTTTGTGACTGACACTGCTCGTAGCCAATGCAGAGAGATTGCCAACACTGATTTGTCAAAAATAGAAATGCCAACATTGTTTGATCGTCAGTCCTGGGCCGAACGTATTAGTATGTTTCACTGGAACTTTGAAGAATTAAAATCTGGAGAATGTTGGAACCACATGCGAAGATATATAATGTAATGCAACAAATACAAGTGCTCACAAAAGAATTCCAAGACCATCCATGGATTCCAGGATGGATCGAGGCCGGTCTTGATGTTAAATTTGTTGCTAACCACACTGATGTTGTGGACTCTATTCCAGTGGTGTGCGGATCAGATCTGTCGCACAACTATGTGTGTCGCTGGTTGAATATGAAACAACCAGCAGTGTACATTGGCCGAGGATACGTGG